TGCTCAATTGCAAATCCTTCAACCACTTGTTTATACTTTTGTTCATATAATTGCAAGAGGTCTTGTGGGCCTTTTAGGAAGCCATAAGCTTCGACTAGGCATGCATACAAGAGTCCGTTGGGAAAATTCAAACTTATGTATGTAGTAGTATTTGTAGCCGATAATCCAGCATCTTTCAAGATATAATTTAACTGAATTGTAAAATTAGCATTTGGCGTAGGAGCAAATACAATGTGGTTTTTGTCCCACCAGCTATAGTATTTTGGAATCCCAGTATCTCCTTTAGGGTTGAACTCAGACATAAAGCTAGTATCTCTCCATTGTAAGAAGTCTCTATTATTAGCTTGACCTACTCCATCAGAATCTACAATCTGAGCAGATCTAATTACTAAAGTATTATCTGGAGTTTGAATAAATCTAGTTCCACTTGCTAAAGCAGCTGTTGCATATCTTCTGTTATTGTCAGAATCTATATCTCTTAAAATTCTAAACTCAGCATCATCTATAAAATCATTTACAATAGCGTCAGTTAAAACTGTGCTTGACACTTCTGTATAATCTCTAATCTTTTGAACTAATTCAGCGTACGTCATGATATATTAATTGTTACACTCCCTAATCTTGTTACTGCTTGTCTTCTACCATTAATTACTCCCGGATTATCAGGAACCATACTGCCATTACTAACAGTTTGAAACGCAAAGTCACCAGGTAAAGTTAAATTAGCAACCATATTACCACCTCCAATTTGATTTGGTGGAAAATTTTGAGGTCTTGCTTGTTCTAAACCTTGTGGATCAGCTACAAATGGTTTTGGTTCTAATTGTGGTTGTTTGGGTTCATACTCTGAAGTATGTACAAAAGCACCATTCCATTCAGTCACCATTTGTCTCCAAGGAAATGCTTGACCACTCCTATCTGAAATCGCTAATGCATATTTTCCTTTTGCAAACTTCGCCATTAAATCTCCGGATAATAAGTTTTAGGAGAGATATAAACACTTGCTGGTGATCCGTCTTCTTGCAGCGCTCTGTTTAATTCATCCTCATAAATTAATTTACATTCTTGTGTTCTTTGTGGAGCTTTTTTCATTGACAGATAATAAGCTAGACCTGCACACATACATGGTACAAATCTATTAACTACATCTGCTTCGTTAGTATAGTCTCCAGCATCTTGAATTCTTTTTAAATAATAAAAATGTACAAAATTCCCTGCTTGTGTAGTTCCAGGAGTTAAATACAAAGTCATTGTAACTTTATCTATAAATCTTTGTACCCAATATTGTGAAGGTTGACCTGTTGCAGTTTTATTTGAAAATGCAGAATATTGAGATCTATTTATTTTTGAAAGAGGAGTGTCAACATTAGCAGTCGTTCTATAACTGGCTTCCAGAATATCTGAAGCACCATAAACGGCTGTAGGACTTGACGTTCCATCAGTTGTAGATCTAAAAATTGTATATTCGTTTTGACCTGAAACTAATGTAAAAGTATTTTCAGCAATTTCCCAAAAGTGCGTACCTCTGTTTTGCCATTCTTGAAACATTATGTTTAAAGAACGTCTTGCTGTTTTTAAGTCATTACCTGAGTAATCAAAGAAGCCTAATCTTTCAAAAGCTTCAGTTATGACATCGTCGATCGAGAAAGTTTTCTCGAATGTAGTTGTGCCCGAAAAAGCCACT